TTGATGTCTTATCTCCACCAAACGCCAACACAATTACCGCTGCATCAGATGCACTACTATTATAAATCAATGCACCATTTGCTGTAACTGTTGCTGTTGAAAAAGTTAAATCAGCAAAGTCTGTAAGCGCCGTTGTACCACTACTTGAAGGATCTACTCGTGTAAGAGCATCACCACCAGCAGTATAGTTTGTACCAGTGGCTTCATTTGTGGTAGCGTAAGCTGTTGTCGCCGCACCTAATGTTGCAGACGAAGTGAATAGGGCAAGCTTAAATGTGCTACCCCCTGAGTTTTTAAAGTTATGCACCCCTTCAAGAAGCTCTTTCTTGAAAGACGTACACATTGCTTGGGTGATCGCCATGTTATAATCTCCTTATTGCATCAGCCAGTTCTGGGTGCCCCGCATCTTTAAGGGCATTATACACGGTTGTGCGGTCACTGCGAATAGCTTCGCGCATATAAAATGCAACCACTTTTTCCATGTGCTTTTGGAACGCTTTTGCTTGATCCCTGATAGCGGGATGTGCATCATCCGACACGCTAATCAGTTTTTCTACACAGCGTTCTGCAACCTCATCGGGACTAAATCCTCGATTTTGTGTTGTTTGTACGTTGACGATTGGATCGTCTGAGACATTAAAATCTAATTTAAACATTATTGTTTCGGCCTTATTACTTTACCAACGCGATAGTCTTGCGTAGTTTCTTTTGCTTCTCCAAGCATCTTTAGCCCAATCACAGCTTCATTAAACCGTTGATTATATTGAGCCATTATGTCCTGCTCACCCTTCATAAAAATGTATGCTTCAACTAAAGAACCATACAACATTGCTAAATCAGCGTTATCACTTAACCAGGTAGTGCCTGTGCCAGCACCAGAAGTTAAACTGGCAGGTCTAAACAAGTACTGAACTTCAACCGCGTAGTCCTGATTAGGAGTAGGAGCAACAATAAAGTTGCCTACATCAAACTGAGCGTAGTATCTTGGCACTCCTGTTACAGTATAATCAGGGTTGAACTCTTCTATAAAAGAAAGGTCTTTAAACTCAAGAAATTGTTTCTTACCACTTACCGTTACTGTTATAGAAAACGGAGCTAAAAAATCACTAGGGGCACCAAGGTATTGATTGTTAGCCGTCATCGTACCTTGCTGATTACGCATAAACAAATTCAACTGAACGTTCTTTAGTATGCGTTCTTCAGCGGCTCGTATAAACACAGGTAAATTGTTTACGAAAGTCGTCTCCGAGTTTTCCGTATAATCTTGTATTGCTTGCTTCAAACTATCAAATGTAAAACTCATGGTGTGTTCGCTTGGCCTCCCATACCTGAATGGTTGGTACAATAGTAATGCAACGTGGGCGCACCAGAAGCAACTGTTATCTTCGTATACGCTCCTGCACTACCAGGAGTTCCCACTGTCGTAACTCCCGTGGTGTATTGAGAGCCTCCACCCCACGTTCCGTTTGCAGTTGTGCTAAAACGTAAGGGGTGCCCACTATTGCTGGAGTCGCTCTGGTCAAACCAGTATGTATCACCTTCATTTAACGTAAGAGTAGGTGATACAGAGCCATTAATATAGTACTTATTACCACTTCCATATACGTTTGTACCAGAAGCTACAGTAACCGCAAAGTTAGTTACATTTGTTGTAACAGTCACAGAACCTAGAGAAGCCGTGCCACTAGAACCTGTAACTGCGGCGATTACATTCGCTATTAAAGTAGTCACAGAGCCAGCAGAAGCCGTGCCACTAGAACCTGTAACCGGAATGCTTACACCTCCCGCTGTTGCAACCGTAACAGAGCCTACAGAAGGTGTTAAGAAAGCAAACCCAGAAATAGAAACTGTTGTTGAAGAAGGAACAATTACTGTTACGTTTCCTACTTGTCCTGTGCCTTGTGTACCTAAAGCTTCAGGAAAGAAAATAGTAACCGTACCAACTTGACCCGTTGCAACTAAATCATTCTCTTCGATTAATCCTGGTATTGTTCTAAATCCTACAGGACTAAAGCCGTACTGCACTGCTCTTTGACTGGCTAACCCCGTTTCTGGACGGGCGTCTCTTAACGCTTGAGGATCTGCACCTACACGAGGAGATCTAAGCTGTGGATGTTTTGGTTCAAACTCATCTTTACCTACAAGTAATCCGTTCCATTCCTTACGCATATCTCTGAGTCGATACCGAAAACCGGATCGATCTGATATACCAAAAGCTTTCTTACCGGACGCATACGCCATTATACCCTCAAGTATTGTATACTAGGTTGCAGTTTCAGAGGTGTTCTATCTTCATCTTCATCAGAGGCACGTTGGAACTCTTCTTCATAAACAGACTTTAACAACTGAATACGCTCTGGCGAACGTTTCATAGCCAAGTAATATGCTAATCCAGCCACCATGCAAGGATAGAAACGAAAAGGCATATCAGTAGTATTAGTAAGAGTATCAGCATCCTCGATTCGTCGCACATAATAATAAACTATCTGATCTGTTGAGTTTTCTGGGGTAGCCCAAATATTAATAACGGGGTCAATCTTTCTGTCAAAGTAATACTGACTTGGACGAGCCTCCGTAGTTTTATTAGGGATTGTTAGATACTCGCCCCTACTAACTCTGCTCAGTTCAAAGTCTGTACCGTCACGTCGTAACACCACCTCAAGAAGATCAACCACATCGGGCGTCAACGTCTCTTGAGCTTGGCCCTTAGTAAGAGTGAGTGTTGCTTGTTGTATAGTCCAGAGATTCAAACCTCTGTTAGCCCATTCTGCAAACATCAGGTTAAGAGACCGACGAGCAGTCTTTGCATCGTAGCCTGTACGGACCTCTATTCCGCACCTTTCATACGCTTCTTCGATGATGTCAGCTACATCGAGTTCAAAGTCTCTTGATCCTGAAGTTGTCATAGCTTAACTCATATGTGGTTTCTGGTTGGTCTTAACTATCGCAGCGCCGCCATTTTTAAAAGACGTCACCCTACCGCCCTCTTTTTTTGTGATTTTATAAGAACCTTTTACCATACTTCTTACAACTTCAGGAGCTTCCTTCGCTAAAGCAGCTAGTCCTGGTTTCTCTGATTTACTAATAGATTTCATTTTTCATCCTCATTATACAGATTATCGAACACTCGGTTTACATCTAGTGTATAGTCTAAATCACTTTTTGAATAGTGTATATGTTGTGAGGGTTTGAAATCAGGAGCACCCTCTCCCAACGCAAACCAAGCTGGGTGCGTTACACGCACTCTATTATTTGGTAGCGCAACAATATTACCCGTCCACTCTCCAGCATCTAAAAGCTGTAAAACATGACTCTGTTTATGCTGTGCAGGATCATCACCAATCTCGCTTTCAGTGTAATCTACAGTAAACAAATACTTAGAAGGAAACATCTGACCATCAATCTTAGCTAACCAAGGACACGGTGTAGCCCTGTCCAAAACGTAAACAGAGTGATTATGAGAAGAACAATCCCAAGGCTGGGCATCATGCGTTGCCATAGGTTCAGGCCATTCTTCTAAAGGTATATCTGCGACCAAGGCAGTTATAGGCATTCTAGCCCACATCGCACCGCCGTGAATCGTATCTTCCTCTTGGTCTTCAGCTTCACATCCTGTGAAGATTACTTGAAAACTTAGAGATCTATTCGGTATGGTTGTAACTGCAACCACCATAGCATGGAGAAACTCGCCGTGATATTTCTCATGATTATGGGTGTACTCACGACGAACCCAAGCCTTGAAATAAGGTACATTACTTTGTAAATACGGCATCTGTTCAGAATATTCTTACTTTTCCGCCGACTACGCCGCCCTTGGACATCATTTTTCCGCCAAGACGATAACCTTTTTTCATCTTACCGCCAGCCTTGTAGCCCTTGGTCTTCATCTTACCACCAGCTTTATAACCTTTGGTCTTCATCTTACCACCAGCGGAGTACCCTTTGGTCTTCATTTTACCGCCGCCACGGAATCCTTTCTTCTTCATCATAGTGCTTCTCCTTTAAAAAATTCTAGTGCCTTTTTCAGTTATTCTACCACCCGATACATATTTCTTCGATTTTGTCTTATCTTTTTCTCCGTTCGTTGATTTTTCCCAAGATTTTGTGTTTGGAAGTTTTAACAACTTAAAGTAATTAGAAATTTTATCTTCTATTTCTTTTAAATCTTTATCTATATTGCTCATCCCAACACCTTTAGAAAACTCTAACACCTCTGGTGGCTACTAAGCCACCGCCACTAGCCTTCCAACTTATTCGCTTAGAAGACTTCTTCTTTTTCGCAGCAGAAGTACACTGCGCCATTGTAGGTCTACAAGCAGGATAGCCTTTACGCTTCTCCCCCTTTTGACGACCACAGGGTTTTCCTGTCTTACAGTCCACCCAACCCTTACCATCGTTCTGTCCAAACCATTCTTGAAGGGAGTTCTTTGCCATTAGAATATCCTCGTAACCTTACGGTTCTTCTCTTTGACATCACCACAACCAGCAGCAATAAACCCACCGCCTTCTCTAAAACTTCTTTTTGGCGGTCTTTTAGGATTATCAATCGCAGCCATTACACCGCCTTCGGCGGCTTTCTTAGTAGAGTTTCCCCAATTGCTTGCCCCGACTTTGCGACACTTTGAGAGTGCCCCCGAAGCGTAGGCGCTGGGCCACACCTTGTACCGAGCTTTTACCTTGTGATAGCATGCGTCTTTTTTTGATTTCTTCTTTGCCATTAGTTTGTCTCCGAGGTGACTTGGATACTTGGAATGATGTTTGTCCACGACTTATCAAAACTAAACTTCCTTTCCGTTAGTTCTTCTACAGACTGAACCAGGTGATCGATCTTTACATCCATAACCTCTGTTCGTTTGTCTACGGTAACAAGGGTAGTAATCATCCAGATAAGCCCAACAGATGAAAGAGATAACCCCGCGCCCCAAAATAAAAGCTGAACGTTTTTATCCATTTGATTCACCACATTCTGCAAGACCAGTATCTGGCCTTTAACTTATCCAACGTACCTTTGTCACAACCGTGTCTGGCCCTGAACGACTTTCGCCGTTTAGGGTTTGATTTTTTAATAGTCATATTGGCATCGCCAAATCTAACAATCTTTTCCTTGCCTTTATCGCAAGCTTTTACAACAAACTTCTTACCGCCTGAAACCTGACGTTTCGGCTTGTTGCATTTCATCTTAGACTTGTCGATCTTAGCCATTTAGCTAATCCCTATGCAATGTCATCCAGTAATGCACAAACAATACAAGTTGCAGTTGCGGCACTAGAGCCATCGTGACCAATTGCGTGTACGTCAGCAACTGTTGCATTCGGGTATCTACCATAGAACGACTGGTTAGGACTTATCTTAACAGCGTCTGTAGTGGTGTTTGCTACAGTCCCAGCATTAAAAACAACATAGATATCATTAGCTGCATCTGTATTTTTGATGTAGATAAATTCAACCTTATCACCTGTCGCCACAGTGCCGGGGTTTGCGTTAGCATTTACCGCCGTATAATCTGTGTAATAACCCTGCATCAAATCCGTGCTTGCGGCTGTAACACTGGTTAGTTTGTAATACCACTTGTCGTTCGCATCTTTTGGCGAAACAGTGGTTGTGGCTTCGATAGTTTTAGCTATCTCGTCCGGTAGAATCGTAGTCTTCATGACTACTGTAGCTGCGTCAGCCATGTTTTATCTCCTTTACACTCACCCGAAAAATCCAGTTATCGAAGTGATGTTAGTTAGGGTTACATG